GATCGTCTAAAAGAAACAATACGGCTTTTAAAGGAACTCGGGAGAATCGGATACTCCGATGTAGATATTGGTTATAATGATGTGAAGGCCTTATTAACTGAGTGGGTGAATGACGGTGAGAAACGCGATGCAGAGATTGATTTCCCGAGATATAACCGTAAGGCGATTGTAAGTCTGCCGAAGAGAGAAGATCGAGCGGCCACCATTCAGTTGAAGGTGATCGCGTGATGCCAGCACGGCTTAACGCTAGTCTCTTCTCTCTCTACAGGATGGCCACCACTCGTTCAGGGCTTCGGACAGAGGGGGCTTTATATGAAGCAATCAATCGAGGCAATAAAGACACCTTTTTTTTCCAGGATGATCCGGATAAGACTATAAACCCATTTGAAAATCGGTATGATCGCATTCCTCCGAATATCGAAGAACTACGCCGTATTCCTCCCTTGAATGGGGCAGAGTTTGGTCGTAGTTGCGAGTTCGAGTTTGAGACGGCGGGGGATTTCTTCGGCCATCCCACCATTCTGATTGATCTACCCAGCTGGCTTCCTCCAAATGAGGCTGCTCTGAATCGCACCCAACTTATTACGGATTCTGTAACCGGCGAATCGTACGGATATACGAACGGCATCGGATATTTCCTGTTCAGCAAAATACAGATTTATCAGGACAAACTATTGTTGCAAGAATTTACGGGCGATGCTCTGTTTGCAAGCAGGGCTTCTAGAGGCTCTCTGAACTCGGCCTATTTGGAAAACACCTTGGCCGGATGGCACGATGGATCCCCGGCATCTATTGCCGCAGCCGCTACTCCGCCGAGACTTCGTCTGGAACTCCCCTTCATAGGGGATCGCAATGGGTTTCCGAGTATTGCCATGCGGAAACAGGGATTTCGTCTTCGTCTGGAACTTCGTCCGCTGGAAGAAATCGTAGAAACATCGGATGCCGCTGCAACGGTTGCTCCGAAACCCTGGCTCCGCACATTTCAAGTAGTAGGCGCTGCAACCTCGTTCAAGGCGCTCGCCAGAACGGCCATCGCGTCCCCTACGCTACAACTGGAAACGCGCCATGTATACGTCGACGGAGAGACGCAGTTGGAGCTACGATCGAAACCACTGGAAATCCCCTTTTCCAAACTGTATGAGAATACATATACATTCGGTCCAGCCGAATACGCCCCTCTTGTTCGCGGCGTTCCATCCCTCGTCACTCGACGCCTCGACGCACAACACCCTGCATCCCGTGTTCTATGGTTTTTCCGATCACAGAATGATTTGCGCACAGGTCGTAGGTGGCGATATGCTGCCGATATTTCTGGGGGCGAATACTACACTGCACAGTCGCTGATTATTGCTGCGCGCGATCGTGAAACTCTATTTACTCCCTTTGTCTGGAACACCCTCACACACTATGCAAAAGAGGATCGCGATCCTGGATTCGGTATTGGGGAAATGTCGTGGGATCTAGGAGATATTCGTGGTCGACGATTTATACGCGATCGTCAGCCTGAGGGAGTAGTGAACTTTACAACGGCAGATCGTCCGACGCTGTATACTTCCTTGTCCGCCATTGCAAATGATACTCTACTTGGAGCTCCTGCATCGGAAATGACTGCAATAGTGGATTCTTGGATGCTGTATGTGATTGATCGTGATCGTGGATATTTGAAGTTCGGAAACTAGACACCGTAATCCACGAAGCGCTGCTCGATATCACTATAAGATGCCCTCTGTTTGCCTAAACGTAACTTTGATGCATACCAGTTTGTACCCGGTTGTAGACGCTTCCAGATTTGATCATTCGCATATTCCCATTGTCTTCCTGTCGATTGTAGAAGAGGCATTGCCCATGTATAAAGTTGTATGAGTTCATCATATAGATCGGAATGCACTATGTAGGCGGAGGTAGTTTGTGCTTCAACCACTTTGAGAAGATGCTCTGAATGTGATTCCGATCGCTGAATGTTATAGGAAAGCATAACTACATCAAATGTGCTTCCAACATCCTTTTCTATATTGCTAAGTGTTTCCCAGAATGTGGGCTTATCAACGATCAACTCGAAATCATCTTCAAATATCAATACGGATTCATATCCGCGTCGCTGAGCTTCTTTGATGACAGCCATATGCGAATAGCCACAACCCACAAGGCCTGGATTTCCTTTGATCGCTGAAAAGCGCTCGCAAGAAATCCCCATCTTTTCCATCTCCCCTTCAAACTCTTTGCGTCGATCTGTGCGCGCATCAAGGTTTATGTAAAAGGCTCCTCCTATTTTTAAGGGGAGAGTAGACATTCTATTTTGTTTAGACTCCATAATCTACAAAATTCTCCGCGTTGTCGCTATAGGATGCCCGTTGCTTTCCTATTCGCACGTTGGATGCATACCATTCTGTACCGGGCTGTAATATCTTCCATACTTGATCATTCGCATACTCCCAGTGCCTCCCTGTCGTCTGTAGAAGAGGCATTGCCCATTTATAGAGGCCTATTAGCCTATCGTACATATTTGCATGGACGATATATGCGGAGGCAGTCTGTGCCTCCTTCACTCTCATTAAGTTACGAGAAAATGGCTCAGAATGCTGAATATTATAACCCAGCATAACGACATCGAACCCCCCTGACAAATCGACTTCTATCTTTGCCATTGTATCCCAGAATGTGGCCTTATCAACGATGAACTCGAAGTCGTCTTCGAAGATAAGCACGGATTTATGTCCCCGTCGCTGGGCTTCTTGAATAACACCCATATGCGAATAGCCACACCCTACAAGCCCTGGATTTCCTTTGATCGCTGGAAAGCGCTCACAAGAAATCCCCATCTTTTCCATCTCCCCTTCAAACTCTTTGCGTCGATCTATACGCGCATCAAGATTAATATAGAACGCCCCATCTACTCCGAGTGGAAGGGCGGTCATTCTATATAACTATAGGCAGTCGATTTAGGCTCCATGCCTAAACCACAATCCAGACTAGATAGACAGGGTATGAGTTCCTCTGGAAGCATAGGTTCTATAAAGTATACGGACGCGGAATATCAACAGGCCGCCGCCTTTTATGCGCAACGCGGATCTGCACCTTCCTGGTGGGGCAGCAGAATACAATCACTAAACGCGGGCACATCGCCAGCTCCCCCGTCGAATAGAGATATACAGACCGCCACTGTCACTTCTACGGCAGCGGCTAATCAGGCAGCATGGATGAGCGGTCTTACAACAAATCGTCAGGGATCGAGTCCTAGTTCAGGAAGTACTTCGTGGATTACTTCTAAAAATGCCGATGGGCAAACCATCTATATCAATACGTTGACAGGGGAATTTTCTCGAACAAATCCTATTACAAACCCTCCTCCGCCTCAAGCGCAACCTGCCTATCCGAGTATAGGCGAGGTCAGTAAATATTTGAACACTCTTTTTGCAGCCGGATCTGGATCTGCCTTGCAACCCACTGCGGCACAACTGGCTGCGACGGCGGCTGGATCTGCAAATACTGCGTGGATGGCAGGTAATCCGGCATATCGTCTAGGCTCGGGCTCGCTAGGAAGTTATGGTGTCGGATCTATTCCGGCTCCATTAGCAACTACCACTACAGACTCGGGCTCGGGCTCGGGCTCGGGCTCAGCCCAAGATGCCGGCTCAGGGCGATCTATAATGTATTTTGCCGGTGACAATACTATAAATACGGTGATCACAAAGGACGAAGCCCGCAATATAGAGACATCTGACAATACCCCTTCTGAGCCTAGACGACCCCCACCGGGTCCAATCGTCACCCTTCTGGATCTTACAAACAGAGACCTACAAGAAAACGACATCTTTCCCATTTCCACCGATACCACATGGTTTGCGCGTGATACGGAGCGGCGTGTCATTTCCTTCGTTCCTGTTGTACAAGAAACGGCGCTTCGTGGACCCGGCGCATTTGGTCAACGATTCTCCTTTGATCTAGGATCCGTGGAAATCGGCGATCTTCTTCTCGGAACAGCCCTACAGATTCACCTGGATCATTGGTTAGACGCACAAACACAAAACATGTATGCCGCAGGAAGATTACAATATACTAGCCCCCAACTCGCGTGGGAATACGCGAATAGTCTGGGAACAAGTATCATACAACTCGCAGAACTAGAAATCGACGGAAAAACGGTGGAAACGATCGACGGGGATTTTATACACACATTCAGCGCACTGTATCCGGAGTTCAACACACAAGTCGGTGTTGCATACGACCATCTCGGACAAATGTCTACACAGCGACTGATAGACCCTACTCGTCGTCCGAGCATATTCCCTGTGGAGAACGGGAATCTCAACTGCATCCTACCATTTTTCTACATGCGCACTCGCCTCCAAGCAGCCATACCGATGGTTTCCGTGCGCGAAGGCTACGTGAAGATTCATATTACTCTGCGCCCCTTTGAAGAATGTGTGCGCCAGATGAGGAGATATCGCAGTCTGTGCGACAGTACTCCGCTAGATACTCCCTTTGAATTCACCTTTACCACGTGTACATGGACATATTCTACGGAAGCAAATAACGGTACATGGGATGTGCCACCCAAAATGAGTTTCAAATATATGACGGATTCTGGTATAATATACAACTGGAGTTATTCTTCGGAGACAGATCGTGGTAGTTGGGAAACTACTTTACCCATGAACTTGGCGGTGGCATCCAGATATACATGGACGGTTGGAAGTCCTGCGGGTTCATGGTCACCTTCTCCCCCGCGCATTGACATTGCCTATGAAGATCCGAATGTACCGGACAAGTATTATTATTGGGACGGTGTTCCACAAGCCTGGCGCACGGGTAATGCAGAAAATGGTAGTCCCAACGCGGGTCCACCTGCCTTTTCTTTCCCCTATGGAAGAACTGCGTGGACGTCTGTTATTGGCGACTGGAGCGTTGCGCCCCCTCCCTTCAAATCTGTGCAACTCTTGACATACGGGGCATTTGTGAATGGCACCCTGAGAACAAGAATGTTGCGCGATCCTTTTGAGTTGCTACATCGCGAACTGCATACGTTTTATTTCGATGAGCCGCTGAAATACGCAATAGGGAAGCGCGAAGATGCTGTGCGCATCCAACTCCCTTTAGAGGCGAATCATCCTGTCGAGGAAATCATTTGGTTCGTGCGTCGTAAAGCCGTTCGCGTGAATAATGAGTGGACAAACTATTCGGGTGTGATCGAGACGGAGTGGACACCGGCCGCCGCGAAGATTCCGATGCTTGTCTCCGCCGCAGTACAAGTGAACGGCACAACAATCTGTGATGCGGATGAACAGTATTATAGGCAGGGTATCTCTACGGCACATCGCGGTGGATATGCCGCGTATTCGCGTTTCATTTATGGCTACTCGTTTGCAAAGACACCAGGTGAACATCAACCGAGTGGCTCTCTCAATGCGAGTCGTGTGAACTCCTTTCGGCTTACACTGGATGTGAAACCGCCCGCAGAAGTCGACGATGCTTCATGGGAAGTGAAAGTGTTTTGTATTAGTTTGAACTGGATGCGTTTCGAAAACGGATTGGCGAATCCTATGTTCGAAGATTAATCGCCGCCATATATAGATATGCAAACCGTTCGGAAATATGTGGTCGATGTGGCGAATGCTGTTACGGGAACCCGCCAAGATGGGTTTGGCATAGAGAACACAGGCGAACAGGCGTTAAATGACTTTAGTGCAAGCGCACTGATATTGTATGGGATGTTCTTATTAGCATTGTCCACAGGCGCGGCGCTTCTCTCCTATAACTATAACCGTAGCGTGGGAACTTCTAGTACACTCACAGTTGTATATGTCATACTATCATTCCTTTTCAGTTCATTATACTATATATATTATGCATTCGTATTGAGTCCGGTGCAGGTGAAGGGGAACCGCCGGTAAACCGCAGGCAAACCACCGGTAAAATTGGATTGCGCTATAGTAAAATATACACTATAAAATGCAACGACAACACGAACTATTTCATCAGCGAGAATCTCTTCATCACGCGTACCAGGCAAAAGTACACGAGATAAAGGCTCGTAAGGGCGGCGACAAGGAAATGGTATACCCGAATCAACAGACTGCGGCCACGGAGATTATTCAAGAACTCTTTGATCCCACCAACTCAAAAGTGGCAGTAACTCTGATTGCTCTTCCTCAAGTGGGGAAAACGGGGACATTCTTGGAAGTTGCATATAAAGCATGTACGCATCCTAGCGACGACTGTATTATCGACCCGCGCAATGTCTTCATCATCACTGGCATGAGTGACAGGGATTGGCAGAAACAGACGGAGGCAGATATGTTAGAGGCCTTCAAGCGCCGTGTATATCATCGTGGTCGTTTGAACACAAAAGACCGCGAGGATAACTTCTATACTGCTCTGTCAAATACCAAGAACGCGCTGATTATCCTGGACGAGTGCCATATTGGGGCGGAGAAGGAGCATCAAGTTTCCCAGATGTTGCGACGCCTCAATCTTCTCAGCATTGATACTCTCCGTGAAAGGAATGTGAAGATTCTGGAAGTGAGTGCGACCCCTGGTGCAACGCTCTATGATACGGAGAAATGGGGATCAGAAAACCATTCCATTGTGATGTTGTATCCTTCAAGCAAATACGTGGGATTTCGCCAGTTCTTGGCTGAAGGGCGTATTCATCCCTCCTATGATCTAACAAACGAGGACGAGTTGGAGAAACTAGTGGCGTTTATGAAACGTAAGTATCCCACTCCTCGATGGCACATTGTACGACTCCCTGCAAAGTCGAGAAAGAATGGGGAGTTTGAGGAAAAGCTACACCAGATTTGTGCTCGAGAGGGCTGGAACATAGAAAAACATTCTGCAAATGATCGCGTGGGCGACATTGATTACCATATGGGAATGCAGCCGAGGCAGCACACGATTCTTCTGATCAAGGAGTTCTGGCGTGCGGGGAAGCGCCTCAATGACACCTATATGGGAGTTGTCCATGAGCCTAAGACAGTGAGCATGGACACCAATGTGACTGCTCAAGGCCTCGTTGGACGCCTCTGTGG